GGTCCGGGCCGATAGGCTATGGGTCTTTTTTTATGCCTGCATAATAATAGTAAAGCGGGCGCAGGCGGGTGGGCGGGAACCTTTATAAAGGAGCGCCACGATTGAACCAGAAACAATTTTATAAAAGCAAGGCATGGTTCCGAGCCCGGCAGGCATATATCAATTATAGGATTGCCATTGACGGTGGGCTGTGCGAACAGTGCAAAGAAGAGCCGGGGCTGATAGTGCACCATACTATATGGCTGGACGATGACAACTGCAATGACCCAGATATAAGCCTAAATCCTAAGCGGTTTAAATATGAGTGCCAGACGTGCCATAACAAAGAGCGCGATCCGCGAAAGGCCACGCCAGGCCGGTGCCTATATGGGCCAGGCGGTGAAATAATAAGAAATACAAACTACTGAATCAGAAGGAACTGCCCCCATAAAAAATTTTTTTATGAGGGGGCTGGGGACCGAGAGGGGCAGTATAATTTTATCCTACAATATGCACGAAAGGGGTGTGGAAAAAATGGCTAAAATAAAAGTAACTACCAGAATTGAAAGAGAAAAAGAGAGATTATTGACGATATTCCGGGATTTAGACGCAAATAAATTAAAAACCTGTTCTACCCTCATAGACCGTGCAGCTTTTATTACAGTAAGTCTTGAGGATCTGGAGGCACAGTTGAATGAGACCGGCTGGGTGGAAACCTATCAGAATGGTGAAAATCAAAGCGGGCTGAAAAAAGCTGCTGCTGCTGACGTGCATATTAGTCTCACCAAAAACTTGAACGCCATCGTTAAGCAGCTGCTTGACCTCGTGCCCCCGGCGCAGAAGGCAAGCCGCCTGGAAGCGATGAGGAATAGATGATCGCTGCGCCGTCTACCTCTTATATACACGCCTATTACGCTAAGATTTTGGCCGGTGAGATCGTCGTCGGCCAGTGGATAAAATTATTATATGAGCGGATCGTCAATGGCCTCCATGACGGTCTTTTTTATTTTGACACCAAAAAGGCATCCAACGCTATTGAATTTATAGAAACATTCTGCCACCATTGCGAGGGGCGAAACGACTATATAACCTTGGAGCTTTGGCAGAAGGCAACAGCAAGCCTTATGTTTGGCATAGTTGACGAGAACGGTCTCCGACAATTCCGCGAGGTCTTTTTAGTCATGGGCAGGAAGAACGGAAAAAGCCTTTTTGCGTCTGCTTGTATTGCCTACATGGCGTACCTGGACGGAGAGTACGGCGCCAAGATATACTGCCTCGCCCCGAAACTGGAGCAGGCCGCCATTGTATACGACAATTTTTATAAAATGATAAGCCAAGAGTCGGAGCTTGCGGGACTTGCACAAAAACGCCGTTCTGATATATATATGGAGAGCACAAATACGGCGGTAAAACCTTTGGCCTTTAACGCAAAAAAATCGGATGGCTTTAATCCTCATATGGCTGTCTGTGATGAGATTGCAAGCTGGCCGGCAGAGCAAGGCCTCAAACAGTACGAGGTCATGAAATCTGCCCTCGGAGCACGTAAGCAGCCTATGATATTGAGTATAAGTACAGCGGGCTACGTTAACGACGGCCCGTATGACGAGCTGATGATGCGCTCTACGGCTGTGCTCATGGGCACGAGCGAGGAGAAGCGCCTGCTGCCCATCCTTTATATCATTGATGACGTGGAGAAATGGGACAGCATCGAGGAACTTAAGAAGGCCAACCCCAACATGGGCGTGAGTGTATCTGCTGACTTTTTTCGAGAGGAGATTGCCGTCGCTCGGACAAGCCTCAGCAAGAGGGCGGAGTTCTTATGTAAGTATTGCAACATCAAGCAAAGCAGCACGCAGGCCTGGCTGCCTTATGACGTAGTGGACGCTGTGACGCAAGATGGTCTAAGCTTGGAGGACTTCCGAGGTTCCTATTGCGTGGGAGGCATTGATCTGTCTCAGACCACCGACTTGACGGCCTGCTGTGTCGTTATAGAGCGGGCGAGCAAGCTTTATGCCTTCGCTCAGTTTTTTATGCCTGCGAATAAGATTGACGAGCTGCAGGAGCGGGAGGGTGTACCGTACAGGCAGTACGTAACGGCAGGCTTGATTCAGCCAAGCGGCGAGAACTATGTGGATTATAACGATTGCTTTGCTTGGTTCGTTAAGTTGGTAAAAGAGTATAAAATCCTACCGTTGAAGGTGGGATATGATCGATACACGGCACAGTATCTTGTGCAGCAGATGAGCAGTTTCGGCTTCCACATGGACGACGTTTTCCAGGGGACTAACCTTACTCCTGTGCTGCGTGAGATGGACGGCCTGCTGCGGGATGAGGTGCTCCAGCTCGGAGGCAATAAAGTATTAAAGGCTCATTTTCTGAATGTCGGGATAAAACAGGAGATAGACACTCGTAAATTCAGACCCGTAAAGATTGATCAGCGGTGCCACATCGACGGATTTGTTGCCGTCGCTGATGCTTTAACGGTACGACAGAAATATTTCAATGAGATAGGACGCCGGCTCAAAAATATTGCGTAGGAAAACAGGAGGATAACTGGATGGGAGCGTTTAAAAAGCTCTTTGGAAAATTTAAAGTTAAGCAGCTGATGGGTGGATTTTTTCAGATGCTGGACGGATACACGCCAAGCTTTACGTCATACGACGGCGGCGTTTATGAAATGGAGCTGACCCGCGCGTGTATTCATACTTTTGCCAGCCATTGCAGCAAACTGCAGCCAAAGGTCACTGGTCCCGATATCAGGGGAATACAAGCGATACTTGAGTGGAAACCTAATCCTTTTATGACTGGGGCGCAGTTCCTGTATAAGGCAGCGACTATTTATAAGACACAGAATACATGCTATATCGTGCCGGTGCTTGATGAGTTTGACCGTATTGCCGGATATTATCCCGTACTCCCTAACAGTACGGAAATCCGAGAACAGAACGGCGATCCGTTCCTCGTTTATACCTTCGGCACGGGTGAAAAATTAGCGATTGAGTTTTATCGGGTTGGTGTGGTGAGCAAGTTCCTCTATACTCATGATTTTGTGGGCGAGGATAACAGCGCACTGGAACCGACGCTCCAGCTGCTCCACACGCAAAACCAGGGGATTGAGGAAGGAATTAAAAATAGTGCCAGTTTTCGTTTTATGGCGCAGGCGAGTAATTTCACCACAGACGAGGATCTGGCAAAGGATCGCAAGGATTGGGTCAAGAATAATCTCGGTCCCGATAGCGGAGGCCTGGCACTTTTTCCAAATACCTACACCAATGTACAGCAAATTCAATCTACAGCTAAAATTGTAGACCCCGAGCAGGTCAAGCTCATTGAGAACCGGGTATATACCTACTTCGGCAGTAATGAAAATATTTTACTGAACAAGGCAACCGGTGATGACTGGGCGGCATATTACGAGGGAGAGGTGGAACCTTTTGCCCTGCAGCTGTCCCAAGCCATGACCGTGATGACCTACAGCCAGAATGAACGAACTCGGAAGAATGCCATTGTCTGGAGCGCCAACCGGCTACAGTATATGACGAACAGTGAAAAGCTGCAGGTCAGCAGTCAAATGTTTGATCGCGGCGTCTTAAGTCTCAACGACATTATGGATATTTGGAGCCTGCCGCACGTGGAGGGCGGCGATAAGCGGTATATCCGCAAGGAGTACACAGAGATCAGCCAACTGGATCAGGTGGCACAGCTGCAGGAACAGCTTACGTCCACGCAGGCTGAGCTCAATGCAACCAAGCAACCACCAGAGCCAGAACTGGACACGGACACGCAAGAACCAAAGGAGGTACCGAATAATGACCCCAAAATCTAAAACTAAATTTAAAGAGACGGCACAGACCCGAGCGCTGGCCGTCTTTTCTTCTGCCCCGGAGAGCACGCAACGGCGGATTGAGTCCAATTACTACGTAGAAGGCTATGCCGCCCGCTATGAGCCTTATGTGCTCTTCTACGATGCTGACAACCAGCCCATATATGAGCGCTTTGAGCCGGGCTGCTTTGATGCCTGCGATATGAGTGACATCGTCATGCAGTACGATCACCAGGGCAAGGTGCTGGCCCGAACCAGCAACGGATCACTGCTTGTCGATGTGGACGGCCAGGGCCTTTTCTGTGCCGCTGACTTAAGCCGTACGGAAGCAGCCCGCAGCAGCTACGACGACATTCAGGCGGGCATGGTGACCAAGATGAGCTGGCGCTTCCGCTTAGGCGACTATTACTACGATGAGGACACCCATACTATCGTGCACCGCACGGTGGCGAAAGTATACGACGTAGCGCCGGTAAGCATTCCGGCAAATGACAATACCGAGATCAATGCTCGTGCATGGGTAGACGGAGAGATCGCCCAAGCGGCCCGGAGAGAGGCAGAGCTTGACGAGCGGCGCAGGAGACTGGCCGCACAAATAAATATATCAATTAAAGGAGAATGACATCATGGAAAGAATTACAGAAATCCAGGCAAGACTTGCCGAAATTCAGACCGAACTTGAAGCCGCAACCGGTGAAGCGCTCACCGCATTAGAGACGGAGTCTCGCTCTCTGCTGGATGAGTTGAACGGACTTAAGGCAGAGGTTGAATCCCGCAAACAGCTCCGCTCCCAGATCGCTGCAGGAGCAGGCGCTCCCGTGCCGACACCCGCTCCCGTTCAGGTATCAGCTGAGGAAAGAGCGGCAAAAGAATTCGCAACCACCGGACGTATGACCGTAGGGGCTGACCAGACCCGCTCCGTCTTAGTATCCAGCGGAAGCCTTGCTACACCTACAGAAGTAGATGGAATTCACGACATCCCAGGGGCCAAAGTGTCGAGTATTATCGACATGGTAAAAGTTGTGAACTGCGAAGGCATGAGCACCAACCGTGTCGCCTATATTTCCGCGGATGCCGATGAAGCAGCGGCGCAAACGGAAGGTAGTGCGGCAACGGCTAAGGAACCGACGTTTGCTTATGTAGACATCACGCCCACGTCAGTTGCAGTAGTGGCTCAAATTTCTAAGCAAGCGAAAAAGCAGACCCCGCTCAACTATTCTGCAAAGGTGAGAGAGCAGGCCCTGTTGTCCCTGCGCAAGAAGGCCGCCAGCCTGGTGACCTCTAAGCTTGTAGCCTCTACCCTCAACACTACACTGGATGCAACAGTGACAAGCGGCAAGGGCGTAATTGGTGCAGATACACTTCGCAAAATTGTTCTGGCTTATGGCGGAGACGAAGGCGTGGGATCTGGCGTATTGTTCCTGAACAAGGCAGATCTGATTGCTTTCGGGGACATTCGTGGAACGAACGAGAAAAAGGCCGTTTATGAAATCACCCCCGACGGCAGCAACCCGAATACGGGTGTTATAAGAGACGGCGGCCTGTCTGTACGCTATTGCCTCAACAGCGGCTTGACGGCTTGTGCAGGTACCGCTCAGGGATCAGCAGCTACAGTAACAATGCTATACGGTGACCCGCAGTGCCTGGAGCTGGACCTGTTCTCTGATTACGAAATCAAAGTATCCGAGGACTTTGCCTTTACCAGCCTTATGGATACTATCCGGGGCGATGTGGAGTTGGGCGCCGACGTTGTTGCTAAAAACGGCTTTGTTGCGCTGACCATTCCTAAAACTACCGGCTAATTGAACACATGGCGGAGCTTTACAGTTCCGCCTCTTTTTAAGGAAGGAGGGGGCGTATGGCTTCTGATACACTCAATAAAGTTAAGGCCTTTTTGCGTATAAGCCACACCAAGCTGGATGAGTCAATCAGTGACGATATAACCGGATGTCTGGCTGACCTGAATGCCCACGGCGTTATATACAAGGACGATACCGACCCGCTCATTCTGAACGCTGTAAAACTTTGGTGCAAGTCCATTTACTTAGACGATGTAGTTAAGGCGGCGGAGTATCTAAGGCGTTACAGTGCCCTGAGAGATTGCCTCAAAATAGCAGAGGGCTATGGCTGGGAGGCCGGCAGCGATGAATGATATCCTGACCCTTGTCGCCCGAACTTATGACGGGAACATCATTACCGGTGAGATCCGCCGGGACGTGTTCTGCAGGCTTGACAGCATAGGCCAGACAGAGTTCTATGCTGCCCAATCTACCGACTTAAAGCCCGAACTTAAATTTATCCTGGCTGACTACCTGGATTATGCGGACGAGTATCTCTGCATTTATAACGGCACGTGGTACAGAGTTATACGAACCTATCGCACCGGGCAAGAGCTGGAGCTTGTCGTTCAGCGGGCAACTAAGGAGGAGGCCGGCGCTGATGAGTAAAGCTATTAAGCCCACAGATCTGGGCGCGGCAATCAGCGCAGAGCTCACGCTCTATCATGAGGACGCAGTGGAAAAGATAAATGCTGCCGGAGCCTCGGCTATTAAGCAGTTAGTGAAAAAGACTAAAGAAAAAGCGCCCGTTGAAACGGGAGATTTTAAGAAAAGTTTGGCAAGTAAAGAGATCCCGGCGGCGCACGGCATGAAAAACTATATTTTATACGCCCGGGCGCCGCACTATCGTATTTTTCACCTGTTGGTGCATGGCCATGCTAAAAAAGGCGGAGGCAGAGTGTCTGGCAATCCGTTCCTGCAAAATGCTATTGATGAGGTACTGCCCGAGTATGAGCAACAAGTGGAGGAGGCGCTCAAGTGATAGACGAGATATTCAAAGCGGCAGACATTCTTTATGCCGAGACACAGTTCCTGCGTACTCCGGAAAAGACCCATGCCGTATACATGGACGATGTAACCACAGATGGCCCGGACGATTTGACTCGCATTTTTTTTCATAACATCACGGTAGAGTTATACGAGCATAAACCGGATCCCGCAACGGAAGCTGCGCTTGAGCGGGAGCTCAACGCCCGAGGTATAAAGTGGTATAAGCAGGCCAGGTATTGGCTGAAAGATGCGCAGCTGTATCAAGTGATATATGAGGATATCTCATATGTTGAGAAAATTTAAAAAAGGAGACTAATATTATGGCAAAAAGATCAAAAGAGAATATAACCCTCGGATCCGGAAAGGCATATATCGCCGAGTATGACAGTGAAGAGGGTATGCCCGAGGTAACGACCCTATGCACGACATCTAATCTCTTAGGTCATATCCAGGGCGGTGCGGAATTATCATACACAGCCGAATCTTACGAAGAGAAAGACGACCTTGGCCTTGTATCCAAAGTGATTGTCACATCGGAGGAAGCTATCCTTAAGCTTGGCCTTTTAACATGGAACGGCAATACCCTAAAATATCTTGCCGATCGGTGTGCGGTAACGGAAGCATCGGGAAAACGCACTATCCATATTGGTGGTGCCAGCAATGCGCAGGGTAAAGAGTGGGTTATCTGCTTCGCGCATGAAGACCCCAAAGATGGCAATCTATGGGTGCTTATTCGCGGAACGAACTCCGTCGGCTTTACTCTTACCTTTGCTGTGGATGCAGGTACAAAAATCGAGCCTGAGTTCAAGGCAATGCCGCAGGATGAAAATGGCACGCTTATTACGCTTATAGAGGAAATGGACGCCACAGGCTAATCGTAAAAGCGGGACTCTTAACTGAGCCCCGCTTTTAGTTTTATTAATTGAGAGAAGGAGAACAAAAAATGGCTATAAAAACCTTTGATTTTACAAGCCTGGAACAGCCGGTGCTTGAGACTACTTTAAATGACGGGGCGCACACAAAGGTCCGTCTGACGGCACCCACCGAGGAGTTATTCGAGCGTTTCCTGACTTTTTCTAAAGAAACTAAAAAATTAACAGAGAAACCGAGTGGAGCCCTTATTCGTGATATTTTCGGACTGTACGCCGAGATATTTAACTGTAACGCAGACGGGCTGCACTTCACGGCGGAGAGCTTGCGCGACCGGTATGGTCTCAGCCTGGTACATCTGATTTTATTCCAGTCCGCCTATCTTGAATTTATCGAAGAACTACAAAACGCAAAAAACTAAGGCTCCCGTTTTATCCGCTGGCAGATGAGACGGGACACCATCAATACCGGATTGCGACGTGGTACAAGCGCCTGGTGTGCGAATACACCGGACTAAACTTTCACCAAGTCGGCCAGCTCAACTATATAGAATATCTCGCCTATCGGAGGGATGCTTTTATATACAGACTAAGCCAGACGGAAAAGGGTCAGGAGTACCTGGATAACGCCTGGAGAATGGAGCAGACCGAACCCGACCGAGCCGCACTCCGTAGAAGGTTTAGAAAGTAAGAAAGGAGAGCGGGAATGGCAAGTAAAACTATCAAGGGGCTTACCGTTGAAATCGGCGGCGATACCACGAAACTGGGGAAAGCCCTTGAAGATGTTGAAAAGAAGAGCAGAGACCTTTCCAGCGAGCTGGGCGAAATTAATAAACTGCTGAAGATGGATCCAGGAAACATAGATCTGCTGGCACAAAAGCAGAAAGTACTGGCTGATGCTGTGGGCAACACAAAAGAAAAGCTTAAAACGCTGAAAGAAGCGGAGAAGCAAGTGCAAGCCCAATTTGAGAGGGGAGATGCATCGGAGGAACAAGTTCGGGCGCTGCAGCGTGAAATAGTAGCTACGGCTAAGAAGCTGGAAGGCTACGAGCAGGCAGCAAAAGAAACTGCCGAAGCCGTAGACAAGCTTGGGAAAGAATCTGAGGACCTTGAGGACGACATAAAGGATACCGAAAAAGGAGCCGATAATGCAGCGGACGCTCTGGACAAGATGGAGAAAGAGACCAAGGATGTGGACAACGCCAGCAGCGGCCTTGGATCCGCTCTGGGCGGTGCGCTCAAGACTGGGCTTACGGGACTCGTCGCCGTTGTAGGTGCTGTGGGCACCGGCCTGGTAGCCAGTGCCGAAGCAACCCGAGAGTATCGCACGGAGATGGGCAAACTGAACACAGCTTTTACCGATGCCGGGCATAGCTCCGAAGCGGCAAAGGAAACATACCAAGCCCTACAAGGCGTCCTGGGTGAGACTGACCAGGCCGTTGAGGCGGCAAACCACCTGGCAAAGCTGGCCGACAGTGAAAAGGACCTGCAGACGTGGACAGATATTGCCACGGGCGTGTATGCAACCTTCGGCGCCTCTCTGCCTATTGAGGGCCTGACAGAGGCAGCGAACGAAACAGCCAAGACGGGTGCTCTGACAGGGTCCCTTGCGGATGCCCTGAACTGGGCGGGCGTTAACGAAGAAAAATTCCAGGCTCAGCTCGATGCCTGCTCTACCGAGCAGGAGCGCCAGGCGCTTATCACGGACACTCTTAACGGCCTATACTCGGATGCGGCAGAACAATACAAAGAAACTAATGCGGAAATTATAAGGGCAAATGAGGCAAACGAAGCATGGACGGCGTCAATGGCCGAGGTAGGCGGGGCCATTGAGCCGATACTTACCGATGTTAAGATGCTGGGAGCTTCGCTGCTCTCGGAACTTGTGCCGGGGGTTAAGGATCTGGCAGAGGCATTCCGTGGTATACTGAACGGCGACGATGGCGCAGCAGAGGCGCTGGGAGCTTCGCTGTCCGGTATTATCTCGCAGCTGGTAGATAAGGTCACAGAATTGGTTCCTACAGTTGCGACTGTAGCTATGAGCCTTATTCAGACGCTTACCTCTACGCTGCTTGAAAGCATGCCAACGATACTGCAAACCATTATCGGTATAGCAACGCAAATTATTAACTCTCTGGCATCCTATCTTACTGACTTGTTACCAGATATTGCAAAGGCGTGGCTAAATATCCAAGAGATCTTAATTGAGAGTATCCCTCAAATATTGGATGCGATTATGACTGTTGTAGACGGAGTAGTGGACTCCCTCCCGGATCTATTACAGACATTAGTAGACTATATTCTTATGTTTACAGACGAGCTAATATATGAGATATTCCCAAAACTTATAGAAATGATTACCGTGCAGCTGCCGATCCTGATTACTACTATCGTCAATATGCTGGTGCAATTTATGCCTACGTTGCTGTCGGCTGCGGTGACTCTGTTTAGCGCTATAGTGCAAGCTATCCCGCAGATCATCACAGCGCTGGTACCTCTAATACCGACAATAGTGACGACACTTATAAACGGGCTTATTGCTCTTATACCACAGTTGCTTGAGGGAGCACTCACTCTTTTAAGAGCAATCGTTGACGCTATCCCGCTTATTATTGAGGCATTAGTCCCCGAGATACCTAACATCATAAATACGATTATCAACGGGTTGATTGAGGCACTGCCACTTCTCCTGGATGCCGCAATTACGCTGCTTTTTGCGATAATAGACGCCATCCCAACCATTATAGACACCCTAATTGAGGCGTTGCCGACTATTATCAATGCCATTTTAGATGGCGTGCTTGGCGCTCTTCCACAACTGCTGGAGGCGGCAGTTACACTTTTACTGGCGATAGTCGAAGCTATACCAAAATTTATCCCGATTTTAGTCGAGAAACTGCCGCAGATTATATCTACAATAGTCCAAACGCTTCTGCAGAATTTGCCTAAAATTATTGAAGGGGCAGTTCAGTTATTCATGGGTTTAATTCAGGCAATCCCACAAATAATTGTTGAGCTCGTGAAAAACATACCGCAGATTATCACTGCTATAGTAAATGGGCTGGGTGAAGGTGTAAAGAGCATTGCCTCTATAGGTAAAGATCTTATTATGGGGCTTTGGAACGGTATCAGCGATATGGTCGGATGGATAACTGACAAAATAAAAGGCTTCGGCGAGAGTATCCTTGGAGGTATTAAAAGCTTCTTTGGTATAAAATCTCCTTCCCGTGTGTTCCGTGATCAAATCGGAAAAATGTTGGTAGAAGGTATGGCCGAAGGAATAGAGGAAAACGCAGATGCGCCCCTGGACGCCATGACCGACTTGTCCGACGACCTGTTGAATGAGGCGGGTAGTCTCAATGGCTTAACACTCGAACGACAACTAAACAGCACTTTTGCAAGCCAACCCTCCGCAGCTGAAACGAATTTACTCGGAAAACTGGACAGTATTCTGGCAGCTATTGAGGCAGGGCAGGTGCTGGTGCTTGACGGTGACGCAGTAGTAGGAGGAACAGCTGACCGCATGAATGCTAAGCTTGGACAAATTCAAATATTAACAACAAGGGGGGCTATATAGATGACACTGAAACGCCAGCTTATAATTGACGACTACAAGACCGCAGAGACCGGTCTGTGGACCTTGTCCTCCTGTAAAATAACAAAAGCCACCCAGGTGCAGAACTTTGTGTCTGTGCCTGGTAGGTTCTCTCCTCTGGACCTCTCCACTGCCTCCAGTGACGGCGTGCCATACTATGACAACGCAAGTCTGGACGCGGTACTCGAGAGTTCCGAAGGTACAAGAGCGGAGCGCGCCGAACGCATAACCAAGATGATAAACCGCTTTGACGGGTACAGCGTGCAGATTACGCACCCGGACTTTCCAAATCATTATTTAGTGGGACGGATCCAGGTCACTCAAGAATACAATGACCCCGTTCATTGCGCGGTGAAAGTATCTGCCGTCTGCGAGCCCTGGCTCTATAATGCGAATGAGACTGTTGTAACCGTAACACTGACAACAACCGAGCAAACAGCTGCTTTGCAAAACGCTGGGCGACTTGCCGTCGTGCCAAAGGTGGATGTAACCGGAGAGGCCACGCTGACCTATGGCACGATTACACAAACCCTAAGCACAGGCACGTACTATTTACCTGACCTATATCTGACGCCAGACGGCGGCCCGTTGCAACCGGCAGTACACAACGTATCTTGCAGCGGATCCGGGACAGTGACGTTTACGTACAGAGAGGCGGTGCTTGCAGAATGATACAGATATATACAGGCGGAGTGCTGACCAATGACAGTCGCCTTAAAGACCATAGTCTGTTGGCTCTGTCCTATACGGCTGGACTTAATAAGGCTGGCACGGCCACTCTGACAATGCCTCCAGAGCACCCGTCGTACAATGCATATGAACCTTATAAGCCCGTAGTAACCGTATATGACGACGGAAATCTGGTATTCCGAGGTCGGCCACTTAAACCTCAAGACGACGCACTCAACCGGCGCACCGTCACCTGTGAGGGCGAGCGTTGCTTTTTCCGAGACGCTGTTATGCGCCCGTACTTATACCAGGCATCACCAGAGGAGATTTTTGAGGATATTATAGGGATATACAACGCCCAAGTGGAGGAGGACAAGCGTTTCGTGCTTGGTGAAGTTACGGTAACAGACCCTAACAATTACATCCGCCTCGAGAGCTCTAAGGCTGAGCAGGTCAGTGATACAATTGATACACTGGTTCAACGGTGCGGAGGGTATATCGTATTTACGACTAACGATACCGGCGCCCGAGTAGTCAACTGGTATGCAGAGGTAAGCTACCAAAACAACCAGACAATAGACTACGGCAGTAATCTGGTAGACTTTGGCCGAGCAATCGAGAACACGGAACTCGCGACCCGGATAATCCCCTACGGGGCAAAAGACGAGACAACTGGCGACTATCTTACCATTGAGAGTGTTAACGGTGGGCTGGATTATATCGAGGACACCGAGGCCATACAACTTCGGGGCATTATCACCAAACCGGTATACTGGGATGACGTGACAGAGCCGCAAAACCTGCTCCAAAAAGCGCAGGCATACCTTGCCACAAGTAAAAACCTCGTTACAAGCCTGACTCTGACGGCTGTGGATTTGGCTGTCATAGATAAGACTCTCGACACTTTTAAGGTTGGGGATCTTATAAGAGTACGCAGCGGGCCGCACAAATTAGACGATGACTTTCTGTTGACGGATCGGACCGTTGACCTATTAAACAAGGGTTCCGGCACAATCACCCTGGGTAAAGAGATGAAGACGCTCACGGGATTAAGCGTTGCGGGAGACAAGGCCGGGTTGGAGGAGCTAAGGACAACCGAGCGCAACATACAGACAGACTATACCCTTAATATAGCGGCAGCTATAGCACGAGCAGAGCAGACGATGACCTCACTTATCGAGCAGACGAGCGAGGCTATTAAAACAGAGGTGTCCGAGACTTACGCCACCAATGGCGAGGTGGATAAGGCGGTATTTACAAGTATGACTCAGCTGTCCGATAGCTTCACGTTCACATTTAATGAACTCAAGGCCGTAGTGGATGAAAATGACGCAACCGCTCGGGAGCATATCATTGAACAGGAGAAATATATCCGATTCAAGGACGGCATTATCACCCTGGGAGAGGCTGATAACGCTATGACCCTGCAGCTTGAAAATGATCTTGTTGTTTTTAAGCGTAATGGCGCAACTTTTGGATGGTGGGACGGAGTGGATTTTCATACGGGAAATATCGTTATAGAGGTAACAGAGCGAGCGCAGCTCGGAAATTTTGCCGCCGTGCCACGGAAAAACGGCCACTTGTCCTGGCTGAAAGTTAAAAATACAGGAGGCTAATTATGGCAACCAGTAGTGCGCTCAGTACGAGCAATAAATATATTAAATATCAAATAACTGTTAATGAAGGCGCGGCAAATATAGAAGAAAATTACTCTTACGTTGAGGTAGGTGTGGATTTCTATCGAACAAACACTGGATACACCACCTATGGCACCGGTACAGTGTACTGTCGAATTAATGGCACGCTCTATTCCGAAAGTGTGAGCCTGGATCAAAAAATTACCAACAGCGGCGTGCTGCTTTTTGCTAAAGGCTTGAACATTCCCCATAATGATGACGGAACAAAAACACTGAGTGTCACTGCATGGATAGATCACAGTCAGGTCACCTCCAGTGAGCAAGGTTTCAGCGTGGAATTGGCTACAATTGCCCGGGCATCCCAGCCCTCTTGTATAACGTGGCCGGATCACACTCAAGACGTGGGAGAGTTTGGAGATACTATCAGTATCTACATGAATAGAAAGGCTGACAGCTTTACGCATACGGTTCGCTATGTATACGGAAATCTCACCGGAACTATAGCTACCAACGTAACGACAAGTACAACCTGGGAGATCCCACTGTCCTTTATGAATCAAATTCCAAATGCTACCAGCGGTTCTGGCACCATATATGTTGACACGTACAGCGGGTCACAGCTTATCGGAATAAAATCCTGTGTCTTTACGGCTTCTGTTCCGGATTCAATCAAGCCGTCCTGTTCTATTCAAGTACTGGATACCACGGATATAAAGGACACCTACGGCAGTCTTGTACAGGGGTTATCTACATTATATATTAAAACAACTGCCGTTCAGGCGTATAGCTCCCCTATAATTCGCTATGATACAAAGGTCACACTGTCTGACTCGGAAGGTACCACTCAGACAGACTATACCTCTAACGGGGAGCTTAATGACATACCGTTACCAACGAGCGGCACGGTTACGGTTAGTTCTACCGTTACTGACGAACGGGGAAGAAAAAGCACAGCTGCTACAGTTTCTTTTCCGGTGCTGGCTTATGTTAAGCCGGCAGTGTCCGCTTTGGCTGTTCACCGGTGCGACGCAGACGGAGTAGAGTATGATCAAGGAGAATATGTCAATGTTACCTTTTCCGCAGCTATAACACCGTTGAATGATATAAATGGTGCAGCCTATAAGATCTGCTATAAAAAATCATCTGATACCAGTTATACAGAGATTGTTCTTGCCGATCTCGCGGGTAATTATACAATTACCGACTACTCCTATATTTTTGCAGCCGACAGTGATTACTCTTATGACGTAGAGATAGCGGCCACGGATGATATAAACACTACCACCCGAAGCACAAGCGCCTCAACGGGATATACCTTTATGGACTGGAATGATGACGGAAAAAGCCTTGCCTTTGGAAAAGTGTCGGAAAAGTCGGGACTTGAGGTGGATTGGGTTTCTTATTTTTATAAAGATATGTACGATAAAGCAGGGGCGAAAATCGGAAACGGCCTTGCGGAATATGAAAGCGAGAATATCGATCCGAACATAACAATAGAACATTTGATATTGACTGCGCACGGAAATGCTCCAAATGGTTATGGGGTGCCTTATTATATTCAAACGTTATTTGATGGAAATAAAAGTATAACAGCAAACAGGATGCAGATCGCTTTCCCGTATAATACCAACGGCTCTACTTTTTATAGGTGTTATTCTGGCAGCTGGTCAACATGGATTCGCCTTGCAAGCACCAATGATCTGCCCGAAAGGGTTATTTTGTACGATAACCTGAACGGATCCAGCGGAACGATTACGTTTTCGGAGGGCTTGGCACGGTTCAGTTATGTTGAAATATTTTATTGTGATAACAATACAATCCGCGGCGGTTATACAAAGATATACCCGCCATATGACGCTTTATTGACATTGCAATTGCAGGAAGCCGGAAACGATACCTATCTGCGGCAAAGCCTGTACACCGTAACAAATACGCAGCTCATACCCGATCCGGGGCAAAGTGGCTATGCAATAGTTAATATAAATAACAGCTGTACAGTCTCTATGGGAACGAATTATATCAAAATTACAAGAGTAGTGGGGATCATGTAATGGAAACATGCAGTATATGCTTTGACTGCGCGAACGCGTATGCGCATCGGTGCCGAAAGATCCTGGACGGAACACCTGTTCAGGGGTGGAGGGCCAAGGAATTAAAAGATGGGGGATATATGGTAGAAGCATGCCCGCATTTTGAAAAGGATTGGGATCATCGGGTCAATGCACGAAAAATAGGGGAACTGCTGAAGCTCAGTGAAAGAACGGTGCAAAGAATGAACGCACAAAAGCTGATTGCAAGAGTACGGGAGAAAGGCTATCAGTTAAAAATACACGTAGATAAAACGTATCGCAGCTACTATATTTACAAGATTTAAGGGGAAAAGAAGAATGAGCGAAGCAATTATAACGGCGATCATCACAGGCGGAGTGTCCCTGATAGGCGTAGTAGTCACCTGCCTGATGACGGCGCGGAAAACGGAAAATACCATGCGGATCAACCAGGCGGTAACGGATACGAAAATTGACGAGCTGACGCGGGAGGTGCGCGAGCATAACGGGTTTGCCCGCAGAATGCCGGTAGTGGAGGAACAGATCAAGGTAATCAATCATCGAATTGATGATTTGGAAAATTATCATAAACCGGATTAAGGAGGAAAAAGAAATGGAAGGAAAGAAACTTGTAGAGCAGGCGAAGGCCTGGCTGGGAAAAAAGGAATCGGACGGCAGCTTTCGGGAGATCATCGATCTTTACAACAGCCATACGCCGCTGGCACGGGGGTATAAAGTGAAATATACGGATTCCTGGTGCGCAGCGTTCGTATCGGCAGCGGGGGTGGTCTTCGGGGGCGATCGCCTGTGGGTGTACGGAGCTGATCCCGACGGAGTGCAGCTGCGGAAGAATGATAGAGCTTTTGCAGAAAAAAGGTATATGGGAAGAAAACGACGCATACATACCAAAGGCAGGAGATATTCTCTTTTATGACTGGCAGGACAGCGGAAAAGGGGATAATACGGGCTGGCCGGACCATGTGGGGATCGTGGAGAGTGTAGAGAACGGTCACATCACGGTAATTGAAGGAAACCTGAATAATGCGGTAGGCCGGCGGGAGATTGCGGTAAATGCACGGTATATCCGCGGGTACGGGGTGCCGAGATACGAGGAAGAGCAGCCGGAAGCGGACACGGAAACACCGCAGAAAAGTTTGGATGAAGTCGCGAAAGAAGTGATGAACGGCAAGTACGGCAACGGAGCGGAGCGGAAACGCCGGATACCGGAGGAAACGCCGTACAGCTATGAAGCGGTGCAGGCGCGAGTGAATGCGATTTTGAGCGGAAAAGAGCCGGCAGAGAGTGTTCCGGCGGTAGAATATTATCCGCAATACACCGGGAATACAAACAGCATTGTGGACGCGTTAAAAGCGGTTAAAGTGGATTCGAGTTATGCACATCGAAAAGAAATAGCAGGAGCGAACGGTATTTCGGGCTACAGGGGAACGGCGGAACAAAACACAAAGCTGCTTAACCTGCTGAAAGCAGGAAAATTGATAAAAGAATAAGGAGGATAAAAAATGAAATTGTCAAATAAGGCTTATGATATTTTAAAATGGATTGCGATGTACTTATTACCGGCGGCAGGTACGCTGTATTTTGCGCTTGCGGGGATTTGGGGCTTTCCGTACGGGGAGCAGATCGTGGGAACGATCACGGCGGTGGATACCTTCCTGGGCGTGCTGCTGGGGATCAGTTCGGCGCAGTATAATAAGAATAAATAATAATGCAATCCCCTGATGCTTTATGGGCATTGGGGGAATTTTTTTGTCTTTTGAAGAAGATACGAGAGAAAATGTCCGATTACAT